GCCTAGTCCGGCTGTGTGTCGAACTATGTCTGAGATAATATCTTTCATCATAAAAAACTCCTTATTTGTTAATTATATACGAGCACTAACACTATGTCAATGCTCAGTCGAATAAATCACTAAAATTATTCTTCAATTGGGTACTTTGTAAGTCCCACTTCAATACCCCAATAAGGTTATCAATCTTATTGTCGATAATTGCTTGCTCCATTGCACCATCGTCAAATGGCATATCCTTGAACCATTGCGGTAACCGTTTCTCGTCAATTGGATATGAGATACTTGTGATACCCATATTATTTGATTTCAATTTACACACGATAGTTTTCATACCGTCCGTGATATCTAGGCTATACTGATCACTAAATGCTTTCTTCAATCTATTCCAATTGATTGCCGCGAGGGCGTGTCCGACTCCGCACTTACCTGTCTTTTGAAATACCGCAGTGTGGTTAGTCAAATTGTTTACACGTTTAGGTGTGCCCTTATCCCAACCCGGCTTGTCTCTGAAGCTAGTTCTAAACTCGACAATCTTATCCATAATGGCTGGTTGCTCTTGATTAGTGAGAACCATTAATAGAATTTCTTCGAGGAACTTTTGCATATAGTCAGGAGTATCTGCTCGCTTCAAGTCCAAGCCCATTGCCTTTACTTCGCCAGGACTATCATCTTTATCTTTACGCTTACCTTCCTTGTCATAGATAAGAACTGCATAACGCTTTTTAGTAATAAAGATACCTTTACTTGCAACTACTTCTCGACCTGCTGCAATAACCTTGCCGTATGTTTCTGGAACGTTAAACGCTTGATTCATAAAGCCCGGGAAAGTTCCATTAACTTCTTCACTTACCCTGTCGTACAATTCGATAATCTTGTCACGTGACCAATCTAGTTCGCCACGTTCGATTTCTTTCTTGAACACAGGAAACGCACTAAAGTAAACCGAGTCAGTGTCACCGTAGATAACAGTCTTACCTGTATGGTCATATTCGCCAGTGAACATTGCGTTAACTTGTGCAGCCATATGTTTGGCAATGCTACGTCCAGTTAGTGTAGTTGATTGTCCCAGACGCTGATCGAAGAACCTGCTACCTGCATTAAGTAACGCACCATAAGCTGAGTTCAAGTTAATCTTCTTAACCAACTGTCGCTTGTCCCAATACTCGAACTCTTTCTTGTTGTCAATTACTTCTTTGGATTTCTTCTGCAATACTTTACGTTCGGCATACCAGCGTTCAAGTAGTCCAGGAATAATACCCTTCTGATTGTATGTAAAGATAGTACCATTTGCACTCATCATCAAACTTTGACCTTTAAGGTACAGTAGTTCATAAATCTGTGCGGCGCTCATCTTTTGACTCTTGCCATCTTCCCAGTCTACTACTAAGTCAGTGCCAATATCTTTGGACATAACTAAATCATATTCCAAGCAGGCAAATTTACCTTCCCAACATTCAGCAAATGACAAACCCTCCGCAAGGCCTTTTCTAATCATTTCACGTGTCAATTCTTGCCTTACTTGACCGACAATTGTTTCGGGGCTCATATTAAGAGCACGAATAACCGACGGATATAGTGAGTTCAAGTCCATTGAACCTATCCAATCGTGCATACCTTTCTTAGGGTAAGCAACATACGCACCAGCAGCCTGTGTTTCTGCACTATCACGAACTTTGTCACCTACAACTAATCCGCGACTATGTGCTTCGTTAATAATAGCCTGGTCAGTAACTGCAACTGCACCCATTGTAGTTGGTAACAATACCGTATTAGCGTGAGCTAACACATTAACTAAGTCCATAAACTGCAACTTGGCATCTAACTTATGCAATAGGATTGTATCTTGTCTGTTGTAAGCAATAAACTTTTCAAAGTCGTTGTTGTACAATTGATCCAATGTTCCTTCGTATGGCAACTTACTTTCTTGCAATTCGTAAATACCAATCGCATCCAAGCTATAGCTGTGACGTTCTTCATATGTGTACTTGCGATATAGTTCAAGATAGTCCAAGTGGATTCGGCCGGTAAAGTCATACGTAATAGATGTCTTGCCGTACTTTTCAAACTCGCGTGGCTTTGGTAATTGATTCCACAAACAAAACTTGCGAGTGTACTCTTTACCTAATACCTTAATAATACGATTTACTGTGTAAGGAATGTCGAAGCCTTCGCTGTTCCAACCTGAGAACACATCGACATCGTCGATAAGCATCAAGAAGTTTTCTAACATCTCTTCTTCTGTATCACACAAAATAGTATTATCAAACTTGTCGCAAATTACTTGCGCTTCTTCTTTACTAATCCTATTAGGTTTAATTGCCAACGTAATCATCTTACCAAGCCAATTCAAATACAAACTGATAGCTGTAATCTTATTGAATGGATCGTGTGTTGGTGCGAAACCTAGTTCCTTGTTAAAGTCTACCTCAATGTCGAAGAAGCAAACGTTCAATGTCGGAGGTTCTGCATTAAGATAGTTTTTCTCTAAGCACTTAAATGCAGGTTTGATATCGCTTTCGTATAATCGTGTATGACTATAGATGCGCTTTTCTTTTTCAAAGGCTTTACGGCTAGCAACTTGACTACGCTGTAGCTTCTCTCCGTAAATGCTTGTATATTTGCCCTTAGGGTCTTTATAGTAGAAGCTATACTCGGCAGGGTATTCTTTATATACCCGTACTCCGTCGTGTCGTTCTACTACTCTGATAAGGTCTTTTTCCTTATCATATAGTGCGTCAACGTAACTGATAATTCTCTCCTTGGCACAATTATGGCTGGCCTACCGTGATCACTTAAATGTTGTATTTAAGTTTGTACATTAAGTACTCTTCGGGGTCTACCCAATACGTCTCTATTACGGGAGTACCAGGTCCTGTTATAATTCTAACACCTTTCATTGCGGGTTTCAACCACAATAATTTCCTACTCAGTGCATCAAATCGAGGCCATAGTGGACGAGCAATAGTCCACGTTGCTCTGCGCAAATAGTTGGACTGGTGCTCGTACCAATAAGTGTCGAATTGATTATCTAATGGCATCTAGTGTCATTCGAACTAGTGCGATGGTGTCAATAGTAACTAACAGTCCATAGTTAGCAAGCATACCGACACTGCCGCGTGTGTACGCACTCCACGCAAAGATTATGCACTGTGTAATAAACAAAGGGTACAAAATTAAGAATGGTGGGTTTGGTACTGTGAATGCCATTGTAAGCGCACATCCTATACTTAGGAACCAAGCAAGAATTTCCAATGTACATCGTACAGGATTTTCTTGCCAATCTTCTTTAATGTAGGCTACTACGCTAGCTATCAATGATTTCACAGTGTATGACCTGTAATCTCTAGGATTTCTTCTAGCTCAGCGAAACCACGTTGCTCGTCTTGCAAGCTGTTCTTGTGCGCGATACGCATTGCCTTGCTTAGGATGGCAGGCTTTAGGTCCATCTCTTCTGCGATTGCATTTACTGTATCCTTGAGACCTTCTTTAAGATCTTCCATTTCGCGCATTACACGCATACCTTCAGTAAATAGTTTTTTGAGTTTATTGACGTCATCGGTCGAGTAAGTACGGTCTGTCATTGCAAATCCTTTTGTTAGTTGATAAACAATTATACTAGCAACTGACTGCAAATGCAAGGCTTATCCAGCCATAAATTTATTCAGTTCTTGTAGTCTAAGTGTAAGTTTAGTTTTGTCAATTTTGCCATCTATCGTTGCCCACCGTGGCCATTGCTTCTCTACTTCTTCAGTGTTGTACGAATTGATTGCTCGTAGTAAACTGCTTATTTTGAAGTTGAACTCCCCTATGTCTGCGACCAGTGTCTCCAGTGCATCAATCTGATCAGGCGATAACTCGCGGGTAATTAAGTTCAAGTCCATACTGTATTTATTTGTTTGTCAGATAGGGAATAAGAGTTGCAGAGTCTGTACCGCGTATACTATCTAGTTGACGTGCATAATCAATTGCATTGCCGAAATCATTATAGTTACCGGATGCAGCGATCTCTTGATGCACACTGTCAAACATAGTGTCAGTTAAGTTATTTGCAGCCAACCATTCCTTATGTTTGTTCCAAGCTGCAACAAACTGTGCCTTGACTGAGTTAGGTACGTTTACTGCTTTTAAGTGCGGCGGATAGTGCAATACATTGAGCTGCCATTGTTGTGGCACAATACCGGCTCTTTCGTGCAATAT